GGCCAATAGAGGCCCCGTTTTTGATGATTCTAAACATTCCGCACCTCCGAAAAAGATAGCATGATACAGCCGCCGCAAACGCAATGACCGCCCATGATCATTGAAGTTCCGGTAATATGCGCTTTGGCATTCCATGTACTGTTCAATATCAAAGAAGGTTCTTTTTCCCTCTTTGAATTCTTTGTGAAATAGCTTCAGCTTTCGCCTTGCCCGTTTCACTCCATCCCGGCTTCCATTCACTTTCACCTTTCCGGTTTCGGTCAATGTAAATCGGGCCTTACAAAACCGAAACGGCTTTGTAAGTGGGATCACTTTGCATTTCCGCTTGTTCACCCGAATTCCAGCGGCTTCAAACCGTCTTACAATTTCATGCCCCATGAACTTTGCTTCATCAACACTGGGGAAGGTCATAAGGTAATCATCCATGTAATGGGCTTCATAGTCCACACGGGCCTGACATTTGATCCAGTGATCAATTTTGCTGGGCATGGCAACCATTTCTTGTTGTGATGGTTCCACACCCAAAGGCATTCCCCGGCCCGGTGTTGGACATGGTGAATATTGAATGACGGTATCAGCAATTCTTTGAAGATCAGGG